TCTTGCCACAGCAATTATATCACAACCTATATTCATTCAAGTGCTCTTTAGATATTTTAAGAAACGTTTCAAATCACCGTACAACGCATACATGGTGGCTTCCTGGCTGCCATATATTATTATTTGAGGCTGTTTTTTAGCCAACATTTTTTTGCCCATTATGATAAAATACGGACAGGTCAATTTGTTGTTTAGCAATATCAACTGTCCCGGCCCTATTGCAAAATCAGTATCAAATGACCAGGATTCTATTTCCAGTTGGTTCATGATTGCGTGTCCTTCCCAACTCAACCGCAACCCACTGTCACCACGAATGTCTTGCCACCATTCTTTTAAAGCCGCGTCTTCTGTTGGCCGGTCATCATCAGGCAGTTGTCGCAGCAGTTGCTGAGTGTAATAGAGTTTATGTAGCATCGGGGTATACTTGTGACCCCTGAGTTAGCAAGACCACTGTGAACTTGTCGGTCTTGAATTGAGTGTTGAGTTTGCGGGCCAAATTTTTAGCATGGCCCGGATTTGAGAAACTTACCTTCTTGTACTTGGGTCCAGGGTACTGTGTGAGCATGTGACTGGTTTTGAGATTGATGGGTTTGGCATCATAAAACACTGCCCACACTCCTTCACTTGCTAAAACTTGTTCTGTTTTGTAAGTTACTTTGTTGGTGTGTTCGATCAACACCTGTGGACGTGGCCTGCTCATAGCATTATTTATCACATAATCTATGCAGATTTAAAACTTCCACCATCAAGTTCTATAGAGATAGCTTCATCTTTAGCAGCAGCAGGTGCTCGCATGGTTTCCAAGGTCAGCAGCAGTTTGGTTATGTCTGCATGCAGATCTTTGGCATCTCTCATGGTCATGGTAAAATCACGTTGGTTACGTGATTCGTGTGCTTTGATACTATCTACAAAACGATTTATGTGCAGGCTCATGCTAGTTCTTTCTCAAAAATTGTTCCAACTCGGGCGGCGTCCATCCTTCGGGCTTGAGCACTTTACCATCTTCACGTTTGCGTACCTTACCAGAGTCATGATCAATTTTGGCAAAGTTACTACGCATGACTTCGATCCAGGCGCGTTCGCCATCAGCGCCCATGCTGTGTATGGCACCAATTGTGACAACTAGGATGTCAATCAGCGCATCCAGTGTGTCTACGTCAGTGTCGGCGTCTTGTAGTTCTTCAAACTCTTCGGCTATCAGATCAATGTACATGTCAAATTGTGCTTGATCCCCTGTGACACTTTGGTCACAGGCCAGCATGAATTTTTCTTGGTCTTTGAATGGGTTGAGTATCATGGTGTTCCTTTGGCAACAGCTTCTTCTTTGTTGTGATACGGGCCTTGATAGCTGTATCGTTGTAGTGTAATTAATTTGGGATTCTGTACCATCTTCCAGGCGCGATGCTTTTTGACATAGTACCATCCGGCGGCGAACCAACTCTTGCTGTTTTCTTCTTGTGTGAACAGCGGCAATCGATGTTGTATATCCCACATGGCATTGAATACTTTTTGTCCAGTGTCGTATCCATACACTTGATTTTCTGGATTGGGTCGGATTTCAACAGCTGGCACAAACTCAATGTCTCGATCCAGCATCTTGATGGTCTTGTATTTTTTTACTGTGTTGCTGATCTTCACAGTGTAGCCATCGTCCTGTGCTTCGATTTGCCCAACCTTGCGGTTGTCTTTTTTCAGTATCCAATAGCGGTCAGCTATCACTGGCATTGCTAATATCATCTAGTTCTCCTGTGTATGTTTTGTTCAACCAGCGACCAATGCTGTCTGCAGATTCGCTGAGTTTGACCAAATCGTATTTGCCGCAAAATCGCAAGAAGTGTGTGCCCACTTGTCCCACATCCTTGTGGCTGATCTGTTCATGGATGGCTGTGTCTACTAGCAGTTTGATCTCGGCGGGCTGGGCTGTAAGATCAATCAAGGTGCGATTGCGCTCGTAATCGTCTAGCACACGATGCTCAGCACCTTCGTGGTCTGTCCAACGTTGCAGCATTAGGTTGTTCCAAGAATATCCGCGTTTGTCTCGGTCAGCAAACGCTTCACGGAGACCAACTTTATTCTTTGTGCCTTTTTCACGAACTCCCGGATATGCACTGAACACATTGTCTGAGCTGTCGCCACGCATGCACTTCTCAAACAGCAGCCAGGACGGATCTGGGATGGTCTTTGGCTGTTTGGTTTTTTTATCTTTGACAGCGTTACCTTTGGCATCAAATATGCCTTCTAGTGTGATCAACTCATCTGTGATGCCATTGAACTGCTGGACATTGGGCGCGATCAGTTGCACAAAATCAGTGTCCGAACTGACCACTATGTGTTCGTCCTGGGGGTGCAAGGCAATCCATCGTGCAATCACGTCATCTGCTTCTGCTTGAGGATGGCGTATGACACTGCAATTGGTCTTGTTGCTTAGATATTGGGTCAGCTCATCATAGGTTTCCCAAAACAGCTTGTCTTCCTCGGCTTCGGTCTCAGTTATCTTACCACGTGCCACAGCACGATTGGCCTTGTATGGCTTGTAATGGTCTTTGCGCCAGCTGCGCCCTTCTAGTGCGAATACCACATGATCTGCATCAAATCTACGAGCCACTTTGTTTGCTGCCATCAATGTGACATGCAATGCAAACCCCAGTTTGGTCCAAGAATCAGATGCACGGTGAGCACTGTGCCGTGCTCGGAAAAACATGTTGGCTGTGTCAATCAGTAGGTATTTCATCAAGGTCCAATAGTTGGTGCTGTTTGATGTATTGTAACAGATATTTGCCCCAAAAGCAATGGGCTGCTTTGCCAAAATGATAACTTTTTGGAGTTACATAATCAAATCCGTTGTTTTTGAGCACACAATCGTAGCTTGATTGGGCATTGTATGGATCTAAATAACAGTTGTTCCAAACTTTAGGGTCTTGAGCCAAATCACTGAATGTGCTGTTGCCATTAAAGAACAGATGCTTTACACCTTTTCTGGAGAGATACTGATGCAATTTCCATATCGTGTCATGGCTAGCTTTGGTACAGGCATGATAGTCTATGTCAATGATATATTGACGATATTGTTGTTCTAATTCGGCTGGAACACGATCTGCCCCGGATGCATTCACTTGATGCCACACGCCATCATGAAACCATTCTTGTCTTTCCCAGGTGCTCCATTGTATCAGCATGAACGTATCTGCCAACCGGTCAGGATTGGATTGTACCCATTCAACAGTTGTTCGGTAGATTCGAGGATTGCTGCCGCCGGATTGGCTTTGATTAATTCGTTCGCAACCTAACAATCGAGCCAGTTCGGCTCCAAAACTTACCGCTTCGTTGTCAGGATGTGGGTGTTGGCCTTGTCCCCAGTATTGTTCATCGTCCTCGGCCCAACCAAATGGTAGTTCAGCTTCGGCTCCGGCAGCATGGCTGTCGCCGTTGATGTATAATATCATTTCTGTGACAACACCTTGTGACTCTCGGCTGCGACCACACGTCGCCGCAGGCTTGAACTGGAGAATGAATGATCACGACCATTAAATACCAGTTCAATACCCCGACGAGAACCTTCATCTCGACCAGTAAAATCTTTGTTGGAATATTCCACGCCCAAGATACGCACATCCACAGGCAAGATCAACAACAGGTCAATGAGATCCTGTTCAGTTTGATACACCACTACTTCGTCTACATAACGGCATGCAGCCAATTGTATTTGTCGTTCTACCACGCTCTGTACAGGATGGTTTTTGGTATCTGGACGATCTATAGTAGGATCAGTTTGTAGGCCACATATCAAATAGTCGCAGTGATTCTTAGCTTCTGATAGCATGGCGATGTGGCCAGCATGCAACATGTCGAATGTGCTGAAGGTGATGCCGATGCGTTTGCCCTCGGCTTTGAGTTGTTTGATGTGATTGAAAATCATTCTTTGTATATTGGGTTAGGAAATTCTAGTTCAAAGATGTGATAAGAATTGTATGCACTGTCAGTGTCTCTAAGAATCTCTAATGTACGGCTGTACTCAGCTTCTTGTAGTGTCGTATACATACCTGTGCCAACAGCAGTAGTACCAGTGTTGGTGCCAACAGATAAAATATACAAACTTTTATTGGTTGACATTTTCAACAGTTGGTAGATCTTTATGGTCTTTGGAGGCGCCAGTCCTTGCATCAACTTATCTCACTGCGGCCATCGCCGATGTTTCTTGACTGTACATACACTCCGGAATTCTTGATAGCTTGTTCTTGTTCCCAGGTCTCCATGACCACATGTCTACATACATTTTGGAACCAACGGTCCACTATGTCCGAATCGGCATCATCTTTCTTGATCATGTATCCTGCTTTGACCAGTCGCGCCACAAAGATCTCATTCCAGTCTAGTTCAAATGCACCTTGATGCAGATTGTTTGGATCCACATCCATCCTCAACACAGCCACATAAGGCTCGTTGGCTTCGGTGGCCAGTTGTTTAGCAGACTTGGGTTCTTCTTTAGGCGCTCGAACTTTGGGTGCCACTGGTGCTTTTGGCTCTGGCGCCTGCAATGGCTTTTTTCGAAAAATATCAAATAGTCCCATACTAACTCCAGTCGGTCAGAGGGCCAGCCACCGGATCCATGCCAAAATGTTGTCGGATCATGCTGGCAGCACCCGAACTGGTTGTCTGAGTAACTGTGCCCTGTTCACAGATATTGATACATTCGTTGACAATCAATTTTGCAAATTGCTCTTGCATCTGTGGATTGATGTCAGGATAGTGACTACCGCCAGCTTCAAGCTGAAATTTTTTAAGCAGTTGTTTGTTCATCCAATTTCCCCCATTTAATTTTTAACCATATTCTTTCATGAATATAGTAATCTATAC